ACTCCGCGGTGCGAACGAGCTCCCACAGGAAGTCGACCTCGAGCTCCTGGCGGACGCCGAACAGCGTCAGCTTCTCGACGCTAGCCTTGGATCGGGTCGGGACCTCGACCTCGCCCACGCGCACCGCTTCCCAGCGGGCGGACGACTTGTCGTTCCAGAACGCGACGCCCACGCCAAACGAGACGTGGTTCTGCGAGAACAGCAGGTAGTTCCGGACGTAGTCCGGGCCCCAGTCGTCGATGAATCGGTTGAAGTTATGTTGAAAAGTCTGCTCCCATTTTTCAGCATTCGGATCGTCTGGAGTCAGGTACTGGACCGACGCCAAGTTGGTCGTGTCGTGCAGCAGCCGCCAGTAACTGATGAGCACCTGCTCGAGCGTCGACGCGGCGTCGCGGAAGTTGACGTTGCACCTCCAAGACTGCCCGAGCTCCATCAGTTCGCGGTTCGAGAACGGCGGAGCCCCATCGAGCTGGTTCTGGACCTGGACCCACTTGTTCCGCCGGACCTCCGACGCCGTCCGCAGCTTTAGCCAGAGGGATCGCGCCGTGGCGGCGTCGCGGATGCGGCGCTCCGACGACGTCGGCAGCGTGGAGGTCGGGTATGAGTCCATGCGGTCAAGGCGTTGTATCCGAGGCAGAACTACCCTGCAAGGGGCTGCCGGGTCTCTGCCAGCACCAGGACGGGAAGACCGTGTCCGGCGCATTGCCGGCGAGGACGACGTCCAGGGGAAGGTTAACCTTGGCCTGGAGGCTGCACCCGCACGCCATGCAGACCGAGATCCCCGGGTGCTTCCGGCCGGCGGGGATCGTGGCCTCGATCGCCTTGTACACCGCCGAGCAGGAGCAGAGGGAGGACGACTTGTTGAACGGGCAACCCCGGCACACGGATGCACGCGCCTGGGCCTCCTCGGGCGGGCAGAACGGGGATTTGCCGGCGGCGATCTCAGCCAAGGCGGCCACCACGGCCCGGCCCAGGGACAGAGCCATGCCGGTCGTCAGGCTGGCCGTCAGGTCCGCCACCGGCCGATGGGTCTCGCCAGGCTCCGCCTGGCACCACGTCTCGTCCAGGCCCGCGCAGAGCTGCCGCTGGATGTCCTGGGCCGTCGATTCGTGCGGGATCCCCTTGTACTTGCGGTGCGGGACCACCAGGGCGACCAGGCCCTCGAACGTGTCGCAGTCGAACCGCACCGCGGTCTCCGGCTGGACGTAGCGCCAGCCGCCCGGAGGGACGTCGCGGAAGGATTTGATCAGGGCCATCAGGCGGTCGCGAACTCGCGCTCCGGGTTCATCACGTTGCTGTACTTGACCGCCCGCTTGAGCATGCGCGTGTCGCGGGAGCCGATGGACCCGGCGGCCGGGGATCCGGCGACGCCGCCCTTCCGGCGGAGGAGCTCGACGAGCATGACGAACGCGTCGGCCTCGTCGGGGGAGTAGCCGAGCCGCTCCTTCATCTCTTTCTTGGTCTCAATCCGAATCTTTTTGTCCTTCACCGTCTCATACTGCCGGGCAACGAGCTGGTCGCGCAGGGTCTTGAAATCCTCGTTCAGCCCACCGACCAGGCCCTCCTCCATCCAGGCCCGGCCGGCCCACCAGAGCTCCGATACAAACCGATCGAACAGCTCACTACAGTCGTCCAAATCGGTGACTTTGAGTCTCCGCTCGGTGGCGCCGCCGCCGAAGTTGCAGCGATTGATCTCGGGCGACCACTCCTTCTCCAGGATGGCGGCGACGCCGCGCCCGGCGCCCGTCACGTCCAGGATGAAGTTCTCCGGCTTCACCTCATGCTTGGTGCAGATCCGGCGGACCTCGTTGGCGATCAGGTAGTCGAGCGGCTCCGACTTGTCGGTCATCGACACCTTCACCGGCATCGAGACGACCATGTTTAGCGCGTACGCGCTGCCGTTGGCGCCGCCGTACTCGGCGATCGCCAGGGCGCACTGGTCACCACCCTCGAACGCGGGGTCGAGCGCCGCCACCCGCACTGGCGGCATCTGGTACTCGAGCTTCTTCTCCGCCTTCGCCAGGATCGAGGACGGGAAGATCACGCCGAACAGTCCCTCGGGTGCGAACCACCCGCGGACGAACGTCCACCAGCGGGGCGAGCCCTCGCCGAACGCCTTGGCCACCGAGTCCAGGTAATCCTGGCGGATCAAGAACGGGAACACCGTCTTGCCGTACTTGATGTTCGCCGACTTTAGCCCGTCCAGGCGGATGCAGATGCCGCCGCGCTTGGTCTCCCAGAACTGGTCGATGTCTGGGTCGATGTGGCCCCAGCCTCCGTTGGGCTCGCACCAGGTGCCGAACTCCGAGTAGCGCCGCGTCGGGTTGGCGAGCTGCGCCATCCGGAAATCCGGATCGGTCATCAAATTGGCCGCAGCCTCAAATATGGCTGACGGCGTGCCTTGAGCCTCGTCGATGACGACGTACCGGCGCTTGCGCGAGTGCGTGCCCTGGATCTTTTCCACGGCGTCCTGGCCGCGGTCCGTCGCGATGCCTTCGATGACATACTTGTCCTCCTTGGACCCGGCCGGCCGGATCGTCATGTCATGGTTCCGGACGTCGAACATCAGGCCACCGAGCGTGCCGGGCGCGATCTGGGCCGTGCGGACCGCGGATACCGTGTCGGCCCACAGGCGCTTGCGCAGGCCGGGCAGGTGCGTCGACGTGAGCGTGATGATCGAGTTGGGCGCGTCCGCGATGAACGACGCCGCGGCGATGTGACCGAACGTGTGCGTCTTCGCCGCCGATGCGTGGCCGATGACGGAGATCACCCGGTACTTGCACCAGGCCCAGGTGAGTAGCTCGAGGTCATCACGCCATCGCGGCACACCTGGCTCGACCTCGCCGCCGTAGACGTGGGGCCAGAGGGCAATCATCGCGTTGCGCAGGTGCCCCTGCTGTCCAAGGCCGCCCTGATCCTGCGTACGATCCTGCGCGTAGCAACAAAGCTCCACCATCGCCTCCGACCACTGGTCAGGGAAGTTGGCGCCGTATTTCTTCAAGGGAGCGCAGTAAAGAACCGCACCCAGACCGTGCGCCCGTTTACGCGCATCGACATGTACGACCCGTTGCTCCCCGCGTCCTCGCCGCACACCACCTGGTTGTTGGCGTTCGGGTGGACGTCGAAGTTTGAGGTGGTGAAGCGCCCGTTGGACACGTTGGCGAGCCCGGCCGTGTCGATGTGGACCCGGTCCACGCCCGCGCGGTCTCGCATGCGGATGTGCCCGGTCGCCACGTTGGCGGGCGTGATCAGCACCGCGCCCGCGTAGCCGGCGACCGTGTTGTACGTCGAGCCAAACACATCGACCTGACCGCCCCTGCCAGGGCCGTCTCCGGAGCCGCCGTTTAGGCGAACTATGCCCGGGTCCTGGTTCGAGCTGACGAGGCACTCGCCCATCAGCTCCAACTTGCCGCCAGCAATCTTGGGCGTCGTGATCGACGTGCCCGCGACGATCTTCTCGCCGCCGATGGTGCCGTTGACCAGGAGGTTGCCGTTGATCACGGCGGTCGCCTCGACCCAGCTCGAGCCGTTCCAAAAACGGGTCTGGGCGAAGTTGGACCCGTTGGAGACCGTGACCTGGTCCAGCAGGACCTTGGCCAAACCCAAGGCCGTGATGGCGGCCTCCGCGGTCGCGTCGGACCAGGCGGACCCGGACGCGAAGAACTGCTTCGAGCCACGAACCCCGGGCGTCCCGTTGGTTCCATTTGTCCCGTTGGTCCCGTTCGTGCCGTTGGTGCCGTTGTCACCCCGCGTGCCCTTCGCGATAAACAGCACCCAGGCGCCGGAGCTGTTGCGGATGTACGAGTTGCCGTCGGTCGTGTTGAGGTAGACGGAGTTGACTGCGTAGCCCCCGCCGGGAGCGGCGGCAAACGAGCCGATGTAGTTTACGGGTGGCGTCGTTGAGTTGGCCGCGATCGTGGCCAGCGAGGACCCGTTGACGACAAGCGTCGAGTTGAGCGTCAGCGTGTCGTTCTCGAGGACGAAAGGAGTCTTGTTCCCGCCCGCGGAGTAGATCTTGAACGTGTCGGCCTGGAACGCGATCTCGCTCGTCGGGCTCACCAGGACGCGGGAGACGCCGCCGGCCAGGAGGGTCGCAACCGCGGCGGCCCCGCTGCCCCCGCCCCCGGTGATGAGGACCTTGGGCGCCACGGTGTAGCCGCTGCCGGCCGCGGTCACCGTGATCGCGGAGATCGAGCCGCTCGAGACCGTCGCCACCGCGGCTGCCCCGCTGCCAGGCGTGCCGGGATGGTTCTGGAACGTGACTGTCGGCGCGGAAGTGTAGCCGCTGCCGGGCGAGAGCCCCTCGGCCGCCGTCACCGTCATGCCAGCCACCTGGCCACCGGCGGAGACCCGAAGCGCGTACTGACCGCTCACCCGGCCGTCCGCCAGAGCACGCGCCGCGGCCTCCTCGTTTACCTTCGAGGTAGCATCGCCGGCAGCCGCGGAAAGCGCGGCCGACGAGGAGGCGTCCGCGTACCCGCGCGTGGCGTAGGTGGTCTCGATCGTGTTTAGCCGCGATTGCGAGTCCGCGACCGTGGACTGGAGCGAAGTCGTCGACTGCGCCAGCGCCGTCGTCGCCGTGGCCTGGGCGGTGAGCTGCTGCTGGACCTTGGCCTCGTTGTTCGCGAACCGCGCCGCCAGGGTGAGCGTCTGCTGCGCCAGCGACTCGGTGGACGACGCGGTGACCCGGCGCACCTCCTCGATGCTGGCCTCGCTGGTG